CTACTTCTATACCTCGTGACACAACCAATGCAAATATACCAGCAAAAGAGTCTGGTAAAAGAAGTGCAGAAGACATTTTAAAAAATAGACCAGACCTTCTAGGTGCTCAAGCAGAACAATATGGTAGAGCTACAACCAAACTAACTCCTTTTTGGACTTCATTTGGTGCTGGTAACAAAACTCCAAAAACAGACATCCTAATAGGTAACGCAAGATTTTCATTAAAAATTGGTATGGCACAATTAATGTCTGGTGGTAAATCAGAAAGTCTAGCAACATTTAATGCTGCTTTAAAAAATACAGATAAATCTCTTGCAGAAACACCGCAATTTAAAAAGGTAAGTGGTATTATTGAAAACTTTGTAACTGCATCACTTGCCCCAACTCAACTTAGAGCAATTATTAAAAAGGGAAATAATCAAGTTGTAAATGCTGGTGAAACTGCACACAAACAATGTATGACTGAAATGGGAACATTGTTTGATCAAAGTGCAGAGTTTAAAATTGCATTTGCTAGAGAGGCAATGTCTGGTTTTGAAAAATTTGGTAAGACTGCACTTGCAGCCGCAGAATTTATGTTAGTTGCATCCCATGATGGAACTAATGTTGTAATTCATAGTGTTTATGATGATTCATATTGTGAGAAAATGGCAAATAAAATGAAACTTCAAGCACGTTTTAAAACATCATCTAGAAAGTTAAAAGGAAAGAAAACTGGTGAATATAATTTTTGGTCTGTGATTTCTCTTATAGTTGATGCAATGGATGAATCTTTTCATATTCATGGAAAGGTATTAACAGAAAATATATTTCGCAATGTATTAAAAAAAATAAAAGGATTTCTTAGTAAAACTTATAAAAAAATTAAGTTATACTTTAAATCTTCTGCATCAAATCTAATGAAATTTTTAGGTGTTGAAGTGAACATAGAGGTAGATAACTTTGTTGACTTTAAATAGGTTTTTAACAGAAGATAAGGGTGGTAAGAATTTACACCTAGAGCATCTGGAAGATGAAATCCTTAACTATGGTGTTGATGGTGGTAGAGCTGCAATCAACTTCCTACGTTCACTAAGAGATATGCTTGCTGGTAATGCTCGATCCTCAATTAACATGACTGTCAAGTGGGATGGTGCGCCTGCAATCTTTGCTGGTATTGATCCTGCTGATGGTAAGTTTTTTGTTGCAAAGAAGTCTGTATTCAACGTCAATCCTAAACTGTACAAATCTGCACAAGAGATTGATGATGATTTATCAGGAACACTCAACGCAAAATTCAAAGTTGCTCTTGCAGAGTTTTCTAAACTTGGAATTAAAGGTGTGTTGCAAGGTGATCTGATGTTTACAGATGATGTAGACACAGATACTATTGATGGTACTAAGTATTTAACTTTCCAACCCAATACAATTGTGTATGCTGTTCCTGTTGATAGCACTCTTGGTAAAGTTATAAACAACGCAAAGGTTGGTATTGTCTGGCACACAACATATACAGGTGATGCACTACAAGACATGAAAGCATCATTTGGTGCAGATATCAAAGGACTTAATAAACCATCTACTGTTTGGATGGACGATGCAACTTACAAAGATGCGTCTGGTAGTGCAACCATGACTGCAAAAGAAACTGCATCAGTAACGGCTGCATTGTCTTCTACTGGTTCTACTTTCAAGAAAATCAATGCAGTACAATTAAAGAAGTTTCTAAATCTACAGAACAGTATGACAGGTGCAATCGCTGGTGCATCTCTCAAGACATACAATAATAGTAAGGTTCGTGCTGGAGAAAAGATTACTAATCCTAAATTACACGCAAAGGGTTATGAGAAATGGGTTGAAACATCAATTCAGAAACAAATTGACAAAGCCAAGAGTGATGCTGGTAAAAAGAAATACACAGACATTCAAAAGGAATATGTAAGAGAAGTCAAGAAACACACCAATAATCTAGTACAAATCATCACGTTTCAAAACTATTTGGTAGACGCAAAGTCACAAATTGTAAATAAACTAAATAGTGTAAAGGGATTGACTGATACGTTCATCAAGACCTCAAATGGATTTAAAGTGACTAATCCAGAGGGTTATGTTGCTATTGATAGAGTTAGTGGCGGTGCTGTCAAACTGGTAGACAGAATGGAGTTTTCCTTCAATAACTTTACTGCTATAAAGGCATGGGATAAATGAAAACATTTTTAGAACTAGCATCTGAAGTATCTGGTCTTTCAGAATTTAAAGTTGTCAACAGGGCTGCAAGACGCAAGGCTGCACTCCGTATGAAAAAACTTGCAAAGAGTTCTTCCTTCAAACAAAAAGTCGCAAGATCAAAACTTAAAATTGCATCACCCGAAAAACAAAAAGTTAAAGCTGCAAAAAGAGCAAAACGAATAGTCATTGATAAATATTTCAAAAATTATGACGATATGCCTGTGGCACAAAGAATAAAGATAGATCAAAAGATACAACAAAAATATGGTGGTCTTATTGCAAAACTTGCTATGAAACAAGTAAAGTTTGTCAAGAAAGATGAAATCAAAAAAGTAAAAGATGCAAGAGCGAGAAAACAAGATGCGTAGTTTTAGAGAAATTTTAGAAGCTCGTGGTGATACTGCTGTATTTACTTTTGGTAGATTCAATCCACCAACCACAGGACATGAGAAACTTATAGATGCACTTGCAAGGGAACAGGGTAAAAACGCTGGTTCTAAAATGTATGTGTATCCATCAAAGTCACAGAACGCTAAGAAAGACCCACTTCCATATGCAAAGAAAGTTGCATATATGAAGAAGATGTTTCCAAAGTATTCAAAGAATATCACAGTAGGTACACCAAGAACTGCAATCGAAGTTGCAGTAGAACTATACAAGAAGGGTCACAAGGCAATCGTAATGGTTGTTGGTTCTGACCGTGTTGCAGAGTTTGATAGACTTTTGAATGAGTATAACGGTGTTGAAGGTAAAAAACATGGATATTATGGTTTTGACAATATTGAAGTAGTATCTGCTGGTGAACGTGACCCTGATTCAGAAGGTGTAGAAGGTATGTCTGCATCCAAGATGAGAGCTGCTGCAGCAGAAGGTGATTTTGATTCATTCAAAACTGGTGTACCATCTGGTTTTAAAGATGCACTAAAACTCTATAACGATGTTCGCAAAAATATGGGTATTCGTGAAGAACGTGATATGGGTGAGATGACAGACTTTGAAACACTCAGAGATATGTATCTCACAGGTAAACTATGGAACGTGGGTGACATAGTTGAAGCACATGGCCACGAAGGTAAAGTTATTAATAGAGGCACAAACTACTTGACATTTGTATCAGAGGATGGTAAGGTACATAAGACTTGGTTACACGATATCGTAGAAAAAGAAAGAGACTACAAGAAAGAGTACGAGGATTATCAGGGAAAACCAGAACAGATTGCAAGACGTTCCTCTAGGAACAAAGCTCGCAGAGTTATGGGTGATAAAGCAGTTAAGGGTAAAGATGTAGGGCATAAGGATAATAATCCTATGAACAACGATCCAAGTAATCTTAAAAATGAAGACCCATCAGAGAATCGTAGAGAACCACGTTTGCGTGAAAAAACTATGCAGTCAAAACAATTTAAGAACTTGAGGATTGCAACTGGTAAGTCTGCTCAAATAGCAAAAGATAGTGCAGAAAGAAGCAGAAAACGAAAAACATATAGACCAGAAGATGTTAATGAAGTAAGACAAGACCCCGATATTAAAGATAGCCCAGGCACAGAACCAGCAAAGTATTATGCAAAAGATGCTGGTGGTAAGGATATGTCTAAGTCAACTAAAAAAGATAGAGATGCACACTTTACAAAAGGTGCAAAGATGGATGACGATAATCCTGCTGCATATAAACCAGCGCCAGGCGACTCAGGAAAGAAAACTAAACCATCTACTCATACTAAGAAATTCAAACAAATGTATGGTGAGAAACTTGGTAAAGATGCAACTGCTGGTGATTATGTAAAAGACTTTAAAAAATCAGATGCACCACAATTCAAAGGTAAGTCTAAAGAAAAGAAGCAAGACATGGCCATCGCTGCATTTTTAGACAAGAAAGATGAGTTAAAGTTTACCAAAAAAGAAGAAGTTATAGATGAGAAAATTGCTGGATTGGTTAAGAAAGCAGAAAAGTCTGGTATGCCATACGGTATTTTGAAGAAGGTATACGACAGAGGAATGGCTGCATGGAGAACAGGACACAGACCTGGCACTACTCCACAACAGTGGGCATTTGCAAGAGTTAACTCATTTACAACTAAGAGTTCTGGCACATGGGGTAAGGCAGACAAAGACCTTGCAAAACAAGTGAACTCATCACACCACCCAGAAGAAGTTGAACTTGATGAGAAAGATATTACTTATCGTGTTAGTGATAAAAAACAACAAGGTAATGTTGGGGCAAAAAATATTAAAGACTTAATGATTAAATTAAAAAAGATGAAGTTTGTAACTAAACACTTAAATATATATGACAAGTCCAAAAGGACTCAAGTGATGAGAGATGGAGAAATGATTGAGGAAACAGAATTAGGTATGATACCAAAAAAGAAACGCAAAGGGCATGAAGTATTAGGAACAGGTGGGCCATTCCAAGTGGGAGAAGAAGCTTGTTGTGATGATTGTGTAGACACTACTGAAGGTCTTTGGGATAACATCAGAAAGAAGAAAGAACGAATTGCAAGAGGTTCTGGTGAGAAGATGAGAAAAAAGGGTGACAAAGGCGCACCAACACCTGACCAAATACAAAGAGCAAAAAGTGAAGATTTGAATGAATGGGGTGAAGTTACAGAAAAAGCAGAGTATCAAGGAAGGTCTGTAGACCTAAATAATCCTACAAAGGGTGATACAAAGAAATATAAAGTCTATGTCAAAAATGACAAGGGTAACGTAGTAAAAGTAGAGTTTGGTGATCCAAATATGTCTATCAAACGAGATGACCCTGCAAGAAGAAAATCATTTAGAGCAAGACACAATTGTGATCAAAAGAAAGACAAAACAACAGCAGGATACTGGTCTTGTAAGTTTTGGTCTACAAAGTCGGTTACCGACTTAATGAAGGGATAGTACAATGAGAATGTCAACATTGTTAGAAGAGGTTAGAAAGTTTTCGGTTGATGAAGCAGTATCGCCTGCTCAACAAGCTGCAATCGCAATCTCTAAAAAAGAACGTGGTGAGAAACCTAAAAACTCTAAAGATGAGGGTAATGAATTTGGAATGGCTCTCAAGACTGCAAGAGATAAGGGTGACAAAACTTTCGTTGTGTCTGGTAGAACATATAACGTAGAAGACTATGATGTACAAGAAGATGGTCACACTGATGTTGCATCTGCACAGAACAATGTAAAGGTTGCAATGTCTGCACTTACAAAGATGTCTGGTGAACTTG